AGCAGGACGCCGACATCATTGCTTTCGTCCATCGGCCCGCGCACGCGAAGCCCGACCTGGGCCCGGAGTGGAAGCACTACGCCGAAATCATCGTCGGCAAACAGCGTGACGGTCAGACCGGCATCGTCGACGCGCAATACACAGGAGACACCGTGAAATTCTGCAACTGGATGGGAGACCGTCCGACTTCGCTCGTGCGCACGAAAGGGACCGAACTGTGATTCTGCATTTCCATGTTCCCGGCCAGCCTGTTGGCAAGGGGCGTCCTCGCATCGGCAAGGTGGGTGCGCACGCCCGCATGTTCACCCCCGAGAAGACAGTGAACTACGAAGGCCTCGTGGCGCTGGCCGCGCAGCAGGCGATGGCCGGCGCGGCGCTGCTGGAAGGCGCCTGCGAGGTGAAGCTGCGCATCGATTGCCAGATCCCCGCGAGCTGGTCGCAGAAGAAGCAACGCGCGGCTGCCGCGGGCGAGATTCGGCCGACCACCAAGCCTGACGCCGACAACGTCATCAAGGCGATCTTCGACGCGATGAACGGTGTCGTCTGGAAGGATGACGTGCAGGCCGTCGAACTCGCGGTTTCGAAGCGCTACAGCATGGTGCCGGGCGTCGCAGTGCGTGTCGAACTGCTCGATCCGGCCCCGCCGGCCCAGGAGCAGGGCGACTTGCTGGGAGCCACGGCATGAAGCGCATCTACATCGCCGGGCCCATGACCGGAAAGCCGGACTTGAACTTCCCGCTGTTCCACCGCGAGGCAGCGCGCCTTCGCGCCGAGGGCCTGGAGGTGGTGAACCCGGCCGAGATCAACGCCGACCCGACCGCTGGCTGGCTGCCCTGCATGCGCGCCGACATCAAGCAGCTCGTCGATTGCGACGCCATCCTGATGCTGCCCGGCTGGGAGTGGAGCAGGGGCGCATCGCTGGAGCACCACATCGCCCAGCGGCTGGAGATGCGGGTGATCTACCTCAACGCCGCGGCGCCGAACGAGGGCATCCCGGCATGAAGCAGGCTTGGGATCCTGTGAAGCTGCGCGTTGCCTTCGGCGACGTGCCAAGCCCGAGCGATGTGCTCTGCATGGCCACCGGCAGGCTCTACCAGGTCCTGCGCGTCGGAGGGACCCGCACGCTGCACTGCATCGTGCTGCCTGGCCCCGAGCACATCGAGCCCGACGCGCGGATCTGGAGCTGGCAATGGGCGTCCCGGCGCCGGAGGGCAGCTCGATGAAAAAGACTCCGCTCTACGCGCTCGAGTCGGATCTCTGCGCCGACTTCATCCGCTGGGTCGCAGCTGAGTCGGCTTGCGCGCGCGGCCCGCGCTGGACTGCCTACGCGGAGACCGCAGGCTGGGACATCCTGCTGGTGGCCGAGGACGGCACGCAAATCGGCGTGCAGGCCAAGCTGAAGGCGAACCTGAAGGTGCTGGCGCAATGCATCCCCGAAGCGTGGGAGTGCTGGCACGACCGTGGGCCTGACTATCGCGCGGTGCTGGTGCCGGACTCGGATTCCACATACGACGGAATCTGTGCCGCGCTCGGCCTGATGGTGATCCGTCCCCTGCGCGGCGCCATTCGGACTTCGTTCACCCCTGAGCTTGGCATGGAGCACTGGAACGGGGGCTGGCACTACTGGTCGCCGCGCCAGCGCTGCGAGGTGCCGGAGTTCGTGCCCGATGTCGTCGCCGGCGCCAGCGCCCCGGTGCAGCTCACGAAGTGGAAGATCGCGGCGCTGCGCATCGTGGCCACGCTGGAGCTGCGCGGCTTCGTAACGCGCGCGGACTTCAAGGCCCAGCGGATCGATCCCCGGCGCTGGACTGGGCCCGGCGGCTGGCTCGTTCCCTCCGCTCAGCCCGGGCAGTTCACGCGCGGGCCCGGGCTCGACTTCGACCGCCAGCACCCCGACGTCTACGCGCAGGTCCTGGCAAAGGTTCGGGAGGAGAGCGCCGCCGCGCTGCCGTGCCAGGCCGCGATCCCCATGGAGGTGCCGGCGCGATGACTTTGCACCTCGTTCCTACCGGCCGCGGCCGCTGGCGCACCGTCGTCCTGCAGGTCTCCGGCGATCGCGCATCGCCCCTGCTCGTGCGCATCGGCGACCGCATCCCGCTCGGCGGCGTCCTCTTCCGCGTCTCGAAAGTGACGGCATGACGAAACCATCCTCGATCCTCATCATGAAGGCCCACCCGCTGGCCGGCTGGTCCGAGCACGAACTCTCGATCGTGCGCCGGTTCATCTTCGACGGCATCCGGGGTCTCAACGAGCAGCACAACACCCGCTGGCGGCGGTTCTGGTCGCGGATCATGAAGGCCGAGGTCGGCCAGGTCTTCCAGTTCGACAACGTGGTCGAGCGCTCCGGGCCCTACCACCGCATGCACATGGGCATGGAACAGCGCCTCTTCGAGAGCCAGGAGCGCTGGGCGCAGCTCGAGCCCTTCCGGGACTGGCTCAAGGTCGGCGCCGCGTGGGGCGACTACCAGGTCGGGCCCCGTGGCGCGCTGCGCTTCGTGCCGCGCAGCACCTCCTACGACCAGTGCAGCGACGACGAGATGCGCGAGGTCCACGCCGCGATGCTGGCCTTCCTGCGGACCCCGTTCGCGCAGCGCCGGCTTTGGCCGCACCTGTCGCCAGCGAAGCGCGCCGAGATGCTGGAGTCGGTGCTGGCCCGCCGGGATGACGACGGAGGCCAGCCGTGAGACGCGCTCCGATGCCACGCGGCAAGGGCTTCAAGCGCCGGCTGCCTCCAGCGCGCCCATCTCGGGTTGCGCTCGGCGCCCGCACGCTCACGGCAGCGATCCGGCGCGGCACCTACGCGGCACCAGCGCCAGCGGCGCCAGTGCCGAAGGTCGTGCCCGTCGAGAGCGAGAAGTACCGTCGGCTCGTCGCGCTGCTGCCCTGCAAGGTCTGCGGAATCGACGGCTACAGCCAGGCCGCCCACCCCAACACCGACAAGGGCGCCGGCACGAAGACCGACGACCGGCTCTGCTTTCCGCTGTGTTGCGACCGGCCTGGTGTTCGGGGCTGTCACCTGCGGTTCGACCAGCACGCGCTGATGACCAAGGCTGCTCGACGCCTCATCGAACCCGCCTGGGGCGCCGATACCCGCCGCCAGATTGAAGCCTTGGGCCTGTGGCCGGCGAACCTGCCGCGCTGGGCCGAACCCGAAACAGGAGATTTGCCATGAACTGCCGCCCCGGAGATCTGGCCCACATCGTGGCGCCGTATCGAGACCGCTCCATGCGAGGGCTCCCGGTCACCGTCATCGAAGCGCATCGCGGCGGCGCCGTGCGCGCCAAGAACGGCTGCATCAGCCACGACCGCGGCCAGGACTGCTGGCTGGTGGACGGCCACGACGACAGGCTGCCGATGGTCATCGGCGACGCCTACCTGCGGCCTATCCGCGATCCCGGCGACGACGCCGTCGACGAGATGGTGCTGCGCAAGCCGGTGCCGCTGCCCGTGATCCAGCCCGAACTCATTCGCGAAAGGATGCCGGCATGACGACAAAGCTCACCGCCAAGCAGGAGGAGATCCTCGCCTTCATGGTCGAGTACGAGGCCGCGAACGACAACATGCCCACCATGCCGACGATTGCGCGCCACTTCGGCTATGCCAGCCCGAACGCGGCGAACGACCACGTTCAGGCGCTGGTGCGCGCCGGCCGGCTGGAGCGCCTGGAAGGGCAGGTCGGCTTCCGTTTCACGAGGAGCACAGCATGCGCAAGCGCTGCCGCCGCAAGCACTGGGGAATAGACCCGCTGGCCACCCAGGTCGCGATCGCCGGCGCCTGCACCATCGACGATCAGCGGCTCGCGCTCCTGCGCAAGCTCGAAAACGCTGCTCTCGATGCATTTCAGTTCGGCCGCGCGACGTGGGACCACTGGTCGACGATCCAGGCCGTGGTGCAGCCCGCCCGCGTGCTCGTCGAGTTCGGTGTCGGGCCCGAGGTCCTGCCGACCATCGAACTGGTCGAACGCTTCCTTCAGTCGGCCGCGCAGCGGCATGCGGCGACAGGGCGACTCGGTGCCACGGGCCCCGACCTGCAGGCCGTGCGCGACCTCTACGAGTACCACGACCTGCAGCGCACCAGCGTGGACCTGTCTACCTACCAGCGCGCCGTCCAGAAAGCGATCGACCGGGAGCGCAGCGTGCGCAGCCGCGCCGTTCCTCAGCAATCAGGAGTTCAATGATCCAGAAGCCGTCTCAGCCCGTGCGCCGTGGTGTCGGCGAGCTGGTGTTCCAGACCATCCAGGACCTGCACAACGCCGGCCGCATCGCCACGCGCTCCGTCGTCAAGGAGATGACGGGCCAGAGCTACAGCGTGGTCGACGACCACGTGAAGCGGATGCTGGAGGACGGTCGTCTGCGCAGGGTCTCGCCCGGCGTCTTCGAGCCCGTCGAGGAGCTGCCGGCGGCCCAAGCGATCTCGCTGACCGTACTGCCCAGCGGCATGGCCAAGCTGGAGGTCGGCGACGCCTGCCTCGACCTGAACCCCGCCGACTGCCGCCGCATTGGCAGCCTGTTCCGCGGCAGTTCGGAGGAGATGACCAGCCTGCAGGGTGCGCGAGAGCTCACCGACGCCATCGCGGATCTCAGGCGCCAGCTCGCCCTGGCCCAGCACCGCGTCGACCAGCAGGACGAAGTCATTCGCCGCCTGCAGCGCCTGCCGAAGCAGGCCGAGATCCAGTTCTTGTAATCGGCCGAGAGGCCACAACCCCGGGCGAGAGCCCATCAACCGAGAAGTCAAGCATCATGATTCCCAGCATCGAAGAAATCCTCGCCATGCTTGCCAAGGGCGAGTGCACGCAAGACCAGGCTCTGCAGTGGATCGGCAGTCACATCGATGCCGCCACGCGCGACGCCGCGCTGCGCGACCACTTCGCCACCACGGCCGCCATCGGTCGTGACGCCAACGGCAATATCTCCACGGCCAGCGCCAAGGCCGTGATGTTCGAGGACCCGCCGGACTGGGAGGCCGGCCCCACCGCAGCCATGCAGTGGTGGTGCGATGCCGAGGCCCGCATCCGCTACGTCAAGGCCGAGTCGATGATGAAAGCTCGCATCCTGTAGCAGAGGCGCTGGCGCACCCCAGTAGGGTTGGCCCGTCCAGCGGGGCGGTCAGAAGATGCGGCCGTCCCCGTCATGGCAAGGGGCTCCCGCCGGTAGCCGCGGCATCAACCTTCGAGGACTCCCATGCACTTCTCCCGATCCCGCTTCCTCCATCTCGCTGTCGCCGCGCTGGCGGTAATGGCCAGCGGTGCCGCCGCCGTGGTCGATCGCGTCACCACGGTCTGCACTGCGGTCTACCGCTTCACCTGCGACTTCGTGGCCAGCGTGCCGGCCGCGTTCGAACAGCCGGCACTGCAGCTGGTGGCGCGACCGGTCGAACTGCTGCAGTTCTGTGCCTACGCCCTGCGCTTGGCCAAGCGGGAACGCCCCCGCATGATGCCGGGCTGGCGTATGTGCCCGTCGACCTGATTCGCCCTATGGGCTGAAGCCGCTGCCGCGAGAGCAGCGCCGGAGGCAACCGGCACATTCGGCTTGTGCCCAGAATTCTTAGGACGACGTGGCCGAAAGAGCCCAAAGATAGCTACAGAAACTCGAGCAGACCACAAGCATGAACCTGGCGTCTTCGCTGGTCACGTCGACAGAGGCTTCGGTCAGGGCGTGTCGAATGCCGCCAGCATCGTTCGTGTATCCATAGAGTTTGATCAACGCCTGCTCCAGCAGGGGATGCACAGTGCGGGTCTTCTTGAGCTGTTTCATGGCATCTCCCAGCGTTGCTGCCGGATTTCCCGCGATCGCTTTGCAGACACTCTCCACCGCCGAAATCGACTCTTTGATTGAGTTCCTATAGTCCGGCGCTTTTCTATCGGCCAGCAGTTGTAGTGCGCGTTCCAGGTGAGCCTTCGAGTCTCGTGAGCCCTTGCTGATGGCTGACTCAATCGCTTCAATCTCGGAACGTTCGGTGATTTCCACCAACTCACCGCTGACGAACCGGTAGGCTGCGTTTTCTCGAGTCAGAGCCGAGTTGAAAGCCGGGACGAGTGTTTTTTGTAGTGATGGGTGTGCCTCACGGGCAATGAAGTCGACTAGGTCGTAGACCTCGTGCCACTCGCCATTCATCACCACTTGGCGCAACCACGGGAAGGCCTTCTGCTCTCCGTATTTCGCATCTTTGAGTTTGGGCATGGCGTCGTGCGCCATCTTGTATAGCCTTAGGAAGATCCCGACCACCAGTCGCTCAACCCTGTCGGTGGCGTCCTCATATTGGTACCCGTCATACGGGCGGTACGCCGACCAAGCGTAGATGTCCATGACGTTCCAAAGCGCATTTCGCAGGTCTTGGTCTATAGCCTGCAGTTGAATGGCTTTCTCTAAGGGTTTTAGACCGACTCGCTGGGAAAACGTGGCCATTGGCCCTCCTCGATAGTTTTCTCAAGTTTGCCACTTCGGCTCTGCCCAGCATGGTCGGGTAAATGCAGTTGCGTTGTCCCCCCGGTAGGGTTCGCACGAGCCGTGCGCACCCGGAATCATCCCGGTCCATGACAGACGCGCGCGAACCAGATTCCGACAAGCCGACAGCCCACTGGCCAACCATCGAGGCCGACTACCGCGCCGGCGTGAAAAGCGTGCGCCAGATCGCCCGGGAGCATGGTCTCTCCGAAGCAGCGATCCGCAAGCGCGCCAACCGCGAGAACTGGTCTCGGGACCTCTCCGCAGCCATTCAGGCCAAGGCCGACGAACTGGTACGCAATGAGGCGGTTCGCACTGAGGTGCGCAATGCGAACCGAATCCCCGACAAGGACGTCATCGACGCCAACGCGAACGCCATCTATCGCGTGCAGATCGCGCACCGCGCCGGCCTGACGAGGCTGTCTGCGCTGCGAGACGCCCAACTGGTCGAGCTGGAGAGCGCGGCGAAGCCCGTAGGGAAAGCGACGGCTGACCAGGCCGCATCCGAATCCCAGGAGGCCCCGACGCAGATGGCGCTCGCCGCCCGCGTCGGACTGCTGAAGCAGCTGACCGAGATCGATGAGAAGTTGCGCAAGGGCGAGCGCGAGGCCTACGGCATCGACAAGATCGCGCCGGACGAGGGCGGCATCGTCAGCAAGCTGACCGACGCGGAGCGTGCCAGCCGGCTGGCTGCGCTGTTCGAGATCGCGCGGAAGAGGGCGGCCGATGGCGCATGACATCGACGTCCCGGAGTTGGTGAAGCTGATGCCGTTCCTTTCGGACGGCGAGCGCGCCGAGCTCGATCTGCTGCTCACCGAGGGATTGCCGCTGTGGATGCCGCAAGTCGGGCCGCAGATGGCGGCGCTGCAGTCCGAGGCCGACATCCTGTTCTATGGCGGCTCCGCGGGCGGCGGCAAGACCGATCTGCTGCTCGGCGCAGCGCTCACCGAGCAGGAACACAGCATCATCTTCCGGCGCGAGGCCGTTCAGCTCGTCGGCATCGAGGAGCGCATGGGCAAGATCCTCGGCACCCGAAAGGGCTACAACAGCCAGGACGGCGTCTGGCGCCTGCCTGGCAAGCGCGTGCTCGAGCTCGGCAGCGTGCGCGAGGCCGACGACTGGATGAAGTATCAGGGCCGGCCGCATGACGCCAAGCTCTTCGACGAGATCACCCACTTCCTGGAGCTGCAGTTCCGCACGCTCATCGGCTGGATGCGCACCGACAACCCGAAGGTGCGCCAGCGCGTGATCTGCGCCGGCAACCCGCCGACCAGCTCCGAGGGCGAATGGGTCATCCGGTTCTGGGCGCCGTGGCTCGACCCGAAGCACCCGAATCCCGCGAAGTCGGGCGAGTTGCGGTGGTTCGTGACGGACACCAACGGCAAGGACCAGGAGGTCCCCGGGCCCGAGCCCGTGATGGTCGGCAAGGAGCTGATGAAGCCGAAGAGCCGGACCTTCATCCCTTCCAGCGTCGACGACAACCTCTACCTCAGCCTGACAGGCTACAAGGCCACGCTGCAGGCGCTACCGGAGCCGCTGCGCTCGCAGATGCTGCGCGGCGACTTCATGGCCGGGCGCACCGATCCGGTCTGGCAGCTGATCCCCACGGAGTGGATCAAGGCGGCGCAGGCGCGTTGGAAGCCGAAAGACAACAAGGGGCCGATGACGGTCGTGGGCTACGACGTCGCCCGCGGCGGCATCGACAAGTCCTCGGCGGCGCGCCGTCACGGCAGCTGGTTCGACGAGCTGGTGACGGTGCCCGGGGTCGTCACCAAGGACGGGCCCACCGGCGCTGCTTTCGTGATCCCGCTGATCCGCAACGGTGCGCCGGTCGCGATCGACGCCATCGGTGTCGGCGTCTCAGTGCTCGACTTCCTGAAGGGCATCAATGTGCTCTGCGTGCCTGTAGTCGGCTCGGAGAAGAGCGACGCCATGGACAAGACCGGCAATCTGCGCTTTCGCAACAAGCGCGCCGAGATGTACTGGCTGCTGCGCGAGGCGCTCGACCCGACCGCTGAGGATCCGGTCGCTCTGCCGCCCGACGACGAGCTGCTCGCGGATCTCTGCGCCATTCGCTACAAGGTCGTGCAACTCGGCCGCTTCGCCGCAGTCCTGATCCGCGACAAGGACGAGATCCGAGAAGAGCTCGGCCGTTCTCCCGACAAGGGAGACAGCGTCGCCCAAACCTTCCTTTCTGACATCCCCGAGGTCGTCGCCCTGCAGGAGACCTCGCCACGTGAGGCGCCGGACTGGCGCTATTGAGAGCCACCATGACTGAACCGACCACCGCACTCAACGGCCCCAGCCCGAGCACGCCCGACACCGATCTCAACACCGGTGCGCTCACGCTCTCGGAGTTCACAGACTTCTTCCACGAGGTCGAGGAACAGCCGGCCTGGCGCGCCAAGGCCGACCGGGAAATGGAATACTACGACGGGAACCAGCTCAGCTCCGAGATCCTGCAGCGCCAGCAGCAGATCGGAATGCCGCCGGCCATCGAGCCTCTCATCGGCCCGGCCATCGATGCGGTGCTCGGCCTGGAGGCGAAGACGCGCGCGGATTGGCGTGTGCTGCCCGACGGTGAAGGAGAGGGCGACAGCGGCGACCAGGTCGCGACAGCGCTCAACTACAAGCTGAACCAGGCAGAGCGCCACAGCAAGGCCGACAAGGCATGCTCCGATGCTTTCAAGACGCAGGTCGCCGCGGGCATCGGCTGGGTCGAGGTCAGCCGTAACCCCGATCCCTTCAAGTTCCCGTACCGCTGCAAGGCGATCCACCGCAACGAGATCTGGTGGGACATGCTGGCCACCGAGGACGATCTCAGCGATGCCCGCTACCTGATCCGCCGCCGCTGGACGCCGACGGCGCAGGCGAAGCTGATGTTCCCTGGTCAGAAGGAACTCATCGGGCAGGTGGTCAGCGGCTGGCCGATCTACGAGGGCCTGGGCACCACCGAGGGCGGCACGTCCACCAACCTGCTCAGCGCATGGGACGATCAGCGCGGGTGGAGTGTGGAGGAGCAGCAGTGGCGCGACATGACGGGCAAGCGGGTCTGCCTCTTCGAGGTCTGGTATCGGCGCTGGAACCGCATGCTGGTGCTGAAGCTGCCGGACGGGCGCGTCGTCGAGTACGACCGCCAAAACCCGATGCACGTGCAGTTCGTGGCCATCGGCGCCACGGTGCCGGAGTGGGCCGTCGTGCCGAAGATGCGTATGGCGATGTGGATGGGCCCGCACCGGCTGTCGGACGAGCCTTCGCGGTACCGGCACCAGAAGTTCCCCTACGTGCCGTTCTGGGGGAAGAAGGAAGACCGCACCGGCGTGCCGTATGGTCTGGTGCGCGGCATGATGTACATGCAGGACAACGTCAACGCGACGAACAGCAAGCTGCGATGGGGCCTTGCCGCGGTGCGCACGACCCGCACCAAGGACGCCGTGAAGGGCACCGACGAGCAGTTCCGCCGTGAGATCGGGCGCGTCGACGCCGACATCATCCTGAACCAGGAGCACATGGCCAAGCCGGGCGCCACCTTCAAGGTGGAGCGCGACTTCCAACTGAACCAGCAGCAGTACCAGATGTTGCAGGACTCGCGCGCCGGCATCCAGCGCGTCAGCGGGATCTCGCCCAGCCTGCAGGGCGCGCAAAGCGGTGCTAACTCGGGTCTGCAGGAGGCCACGCAGCTCGAGCAGAGCACGCAGGCCCTGGCCGAGATCAATGACAACTTCGCCACCAGCCGCGCCGAAGTCGGCGACCTGCTGCTGTCGCTGATCGTCGAAGACATGATCGGCCGCGAAACCACGGTGCGCGTCAAGGGGGATCCGCTGAAGCCGGAGTTCGATGTGCGCCTCAATGTGCCCACGCAGGACGCCGACGGCTTCTCGTACCTCGACAACGATGTCGAGCGCACCAAGTTGAAGGTTGCCCTCAACGATGTGCCCAGCACGCCGAGCTACCGCAGCCAGCAGCTGTCAGCGATGTCGGAAGCCTTCAAGGCGATGCCGCCGCAGTTCCAGCAGGTCGCGATGCCGTACCTGATCGCGCTCATGGACCTGCCGAACCGCGAGGACATCATCAAGGCCGTGCGCGAGGCCGCCAAGCAGATGACGCCGGACCAGATCCAGCAGCGCATCGACGAGGCGGTGAATCAGGCCCGCATGGCCGACGCCCGCGACCTGAAGCTGCAGGAGCTGTCGATGCGGTACCCGAAGGAGAAGTTGGACGCCGAGATCGGAAAGATCCTGGCCGACTCTTTCAAGACCTACGTCGAGGGCCTCTACTCGGCCAACCAGACCGGTGCGACCATCGTCATGAATCCGGCTGTGGCGCCGGTGGCGGACGCGGTCGCCGAGGCTGCCGGGTACCGGCCGCCAAGTGCTGGTGGCGTCGATCCGCAGCTGCCCGGGCCCGGCGCGCTGCCGCCGCCCGCTGCTGTCAACGACGTCACGGGCACGCCAGGCAGCAGGGAGAACACCAGTCCTGCGTTGCCGCCCGTTGTGCCTGGGCCGGGCTCTCCGATGGATGGCAGCGGCCGCGGGATCGAAACCCAGCGCACGACCGACAATGTGCCCGTCGGCTAAAGAGATCTGATAGCCACCACAGTTGCCACAACGATGGCGGCGGAAACCATTGCTCCGGCGATGATTTTCGTCAGGACGAAAGCGCGTTCACCGCGCTTCACACGGCGCCACTCGGCCCTAAGCACCTTCTGTGTCGCCGCGAGGACGGCGTCGGCCGCGACGATCCTCTCGGCAGAGCTTGCCTTCATGCTGTCGCGCACCTGATTCATCGCTTGGGTCATTTCTGCATGCTCCGTTGGATTCAGCCGGAGGTCTATCCGAAGGCGGAGCATGCGCAGCCGCAGGAAGTTCTCATACCGCTGCTCTGTCTCAGCGAGGGTCGGCTTGCGCCCGGAGGAAGTCAAGTTGTCAAACGTCGCGTAGACGATGGCGACTTCCGCCAGCCATTCCGCGACGTCATTCCGAAGGGCATCGATCCACTGCTGGCGAAATTCAGACGTCTTCTGCTCTTTCGAGAGTACCGACACCACAAGCGAGACGGTAGCTGCCAGCCCAGCTGCGAACAAGGTTGCCAAGGCTGCTGTGGTTGCGGGTGAGAAGTTCATGGGCCCTCCAGGCGGTTGTCGCACGCAATCGTAGGCGAACCCACCCCCCACTAGGGTTCGCCCGCCTGTTCCTTCCTCGACACGATCACGCTCCAGCAACGCCATCCCGGCGAAGCACCACCCAAGACCTTTGGCGGCCACGGCGAGATGTGGCAAGGAACTGGAGAACATGGCAAACATCGAGCAGTTTTTGGAAAAGCACGCGGATGCCGACGGCAACGTGAGCGAGGAAGCGATGGCGCGCCTTCTGACGGGCGGCCTCGAGGGCGATACCGCTGCACCTGGTGCAGAGGAATCCGGCGCGCCCGCCGCCGGCACCGAAGCACCGACCGACGCACCTGCAGCTGCTCCGGCTGCACCAGCCCCCGCGCCTGCCGCGGCCGAACCGGCTCCCGCGCCGGTGGAGGCACCGGCAGCAGCACCAGCACCAGCACCGACGCCGGCACCGGCACCGGCACCGGCACCCGCAGCAGCTCCGGCTGCCGAGGGCGCCGACTCGGTGATCCTAGCCAAGGATGGAAAGCACACCATCCCCTACCAGAAGCTGGTGGATGCGCGGGAGGAAGCGCGTCTGGCCAAAGCGGAGATCGAGGAACTGCGCGCAAAGCTCGCCTCGGGTGCACCGGCTCCGGCCTCTGCACCGGCGGCACAGCCTGCGTCAGCCCCGGCTCCGTCGAATGGCCTGTTCGGCGACTACTCCGACGAGGCAGTGGCAAAGGGCGTGAACGCGCTCGTCGCGGAAGCGATGGGCAAGCTCAAGTCCGAAGTCACGGCCGAGCTGGAGCCGGTCAAGCGGCAAGCCGCCGAAACGGCTGCCGAAGCGCACTTCCGGACCATCTACACGAAGCACCCCGACACGGATTCCATCGTCGACAGCGCGGAGTACCAGCAATGGCTCAACGCGCAGCCGTCGCTGGTGCGCCAGACGTACCAGACCGTGCTGGAGAAGGGGACCGCGTCGCAGGTGGTCGAGATGCTGGACACCTACAAGGCCGCTCGAGCCGCCACAGCGCCCGCGCCGGCGCCTGCCCCCGCACCCGCACCCGTCGCAGCTCCTGCGGCGGCACCGGCAGTGGACCCGCAGAAGAAGGCCGAAGAGGTCGTCGCCGCAGTGAAGCCGAAGACGCCTGCCAGCCTGTCGGATGTTCCGGCCGGCTCGCAAGCCCACCACGACGAAGCCGCAGCGATGGCCGAGATGAGCCCGCTTGACCTCATGGCGAAGTTCGAGGGCAAGACGCCCGCGCAGATCGAAGCCCTGATGCGAAAGCTGGTGTGACCCATCCCGCCATTTCGGAGTCTTGAATGTCTACGACCAACATCCCCTACGGCTCGCCACTTGCGCTCAAGGCGCAGTCGGTTGGCCTATTCGCTGCCACGATGCAGCGTCTCACCAACCTGAACCGCCTCACCGGCCAGATGCCCACCCAGGCTGACGCCGAGAGCAAGCTGCGCGTGCAGTCCAGCACGGACATGCCCATCGTGCGATGCATGGACCTGACGAAGGTTGCCGGCGACGAAGTGACCTTCGACCTGGTCAACCCGATCGGCGGCAAGCCGATCATGGGTGGCCGCATGGCCGAAGGGCGCGGCGAACGCCTCGACCTCCAACAGGACAAGCTGCGCATCAACCAGTCCCGCAAGCCGATCTCGGCCGGCGACACGATGACGCAGCAGCGCACGCCCCATCAGCTGCGCCAGCTCGCCCGCGCCGCTGGCCAGGGCTACATGCTGCGCCTGGAAGATCAGCGCACGCTGGTACACATGGCCGGCGCGCGCGGCTTCCACAACAACATCGAGTGGGCGGTGCCGCTGGAGACCGACGCCGACTACGCCGAGATCATGGTGAACCCGGTGAAGGCCCCGACCCGCAACCGGCACTACCTCTCGACCGGTACCGGCATCGAGCGCGTCTCGGCATCCGCCGGCGAGATCGCGATCGCCACGACCGACGTCATGAACATGGACGTCGTCGACTCGATTGCGACGGTGATCGCTTCGATCCCGCTGCCGCCGCCGCCCGTGAAGTTCGAGGGCGATGCCATGGCCGACGATGCGCCGCTGCGCGTGCTGCTGGTTTCCGCCGAGCAGTACACGTCGTTCGTGAAGTCGGGCAATTTCCGCGTCCTGCAGGCATCTGCGATGGCGCGCGCACAGCAGGCGAAGGGCAACCCGCTCTTCACCGGCGATGCCGGCCTCTGGAACAACATCTTGCTCGTCAAGATGCCGAAGCCGATCCGCTTCTACGCCGGCAACGTGCTGCGCTGGTGCGCCAGCCTCACCGACGAGGCCGAAACGGCGACCGACGTGGTGCCGGCGAGCTTCGGGACCAACTTCGCGGTGGACCGCGCCATCCTGCTCGGCGGCCAGGCGCTGGCCGAGGCCTGGGGCAAGAACAGCCGCTCCGGCAACCCGTTCTTCTGGAGCGAGAAGGAACTCGACCACGGCGACAAGCTGGAAGTGCTCATCGGCTCCGTGGGCGGCAAGAGCAAGGTCCGATTCGACGTGAACTACGGCGACGGCTTCCAGCCGACGGACAACGGCGTGATCGCGATCGACACCGCGGTCGCCATCGCCGGCCAGTGATCGGCAGGGCCGGCCCAGGCTGGCCCTCCTGACGCTCTCCATCAACTGAATCAGGAGCCTCATCATGGCAACCATCACCCGCAAGTTCTCGTCGCAGCAGTTCGGCGGCACGCCGTACGGCAACAAGACCTCGCATCACTTCGTGCTGGAGACGAACGCCGCCGGCGCCCTCGTCAACAGCGACAGCACCGCCGCGATCGGCGCCACCGACAAGGTTCGTCTCGGGCTGCTGCCGCAGGGCTTCCGCCTGGACGACGCGCTGGCCATCATCTCGGATGCCTTCACGGCCACCATCACCGGTGACCTCGGCTTCGAGTACGTGGACGGCGTCGACGACGCCACGGTGCCGCAGGACGCCGACTACTTCTTCGCCGACCTCAACGCTGCAGCCACCGGCCGCACGCGCATGACGCTGGCGAACAAGCCGGTCACGCTGCCGAAGGATGCCTATCTGATCTGGACCAACCAGGTCGCGGCGCACGCTTCGGTCGGCCGCGCCGACTTCTACATCGACGGCGAAGACCGCGGCCCGCTGTAACCGACTCCTCCTTGACCCCCGTTCGGGGCGGGCTCCGGTCCGCCCCTTTTTTCATCTACAGGAGAGAAATCCGATGAACCGAGAACAGATCGCGCAGGTGGCTCACGAGGTGAACCGCGCCTACTGCGCTTCGCTGGGCGACACCAGCCAGCCGGCCTGGGCCGACGCGCCGGAATGGCAGCGGGCGAGCGCGCTGGCTGGCGTCGATATGCACCTGGCCAAGCCCGAGGCAACGCCTGAAGAGAGCCACCTCAGCTGGTACGAGCAGAAGCTCGCCGACGGCTGGGTCTACGGTGACGTCAAGGACCCGGAGAAGAAGGAGCATCCCTGCATGCGGCCCTACGAGGAACTGCCGCCCGAGCAGCGCGCCAAGGACTACCTGTTCCGCGGCGTCGTGCACGCACTGGCAGCCCTTCCTGCAGCCCCAACGCCTCCGGCGAATCAGCCGCTTCCGCCGGGCCTGACGGTCGCGGCCGTGGGCGTGAAGTACATCGGCCGCCGCGACACCCACCACGAGACGCTGTACGGCTCCGGCGTGTGGGCACAGGGCCAGGTGAAGGCGGTGACGGCCGCGCTGAGCCGCCAGCTGCTTAAGCACCGCGACATGTTCGAAGAGGCCCAGCTCGAATCGCCTGCAGCTCTGGAGGCGATCGTCCAGCCGGCCAAGCCCGGCGAGACGCCTGACGAGCAGACGCAAGATCTGCGCGACCAGATCCAGAACATGGACAAGGCGGCGCTCAAGGAGCTGGCGATGACGCGCTACCGCGTCAAGGTCGACGGGCGCATGTCGCTGACCGACACCCGCGCGCACCTCACCCTGCTGGTCGATCGCTTCGGCGCCGGCTGATTCCCTCAACTTCAAGGACCATCTCATGAGCGACCAAACTACCGAGGCATTGATCTTGGCCAAGGGAAAGACCGCACCGCGCATCACGCCGGCCGACATCGCCGCGAACATCGCCAGCGAGCACTACTTCACGGCCGCCGAGGGCGTTGCGGGCGAGGCCAGCTTGCGCACCGGACTGGTGGTAGTCGGGGACTCCACGCCGCCGGCCACGCTGGGCCTGCTGACCTTCTGCGTGCTGGTGCTGCGCAACGGCTTCACCGTCACCGGTGAGTCTGCCTGCGCCAGCCCGGAGAACTTCGACGCGGAAATCGGCCGCAAGATTGCGCGCGAGAACGCGGTGCAGAAGATCTGGCCGCTGATGGGCTACGCGCTCAAGCAGCGCCTGCACGAAGAGGCGATCGGCCAGGCCTGACCATGACGCTCGACGACCTCATCTGTTCGTTCCGCGTCGATGCCGACGATCAGCCGAACGACCGCAACGGGTCGCATGGCGATCTGCTGTGGGCCGACGAGGATCTGGCGCGCTGGTTCGGCGAGGCCGAAGAGGAGGCGGCCGTCCGCAAGCGCCTCCTCTTCGACGACTACACCGTGGCGATCGTGAGGATCAACGTGCTGGAGGGCGTCAGCTCCTACCCGCTCGATCCCCGCATGTTCGAAGTGACGAAGGCACGCCTGCTGGATGCCTCGACCGGCGAGTTCATCGAGGACCTCTACATCACGGCGAGGGATGCGCTGGACCAGCGGTGCCCGCGGTGGCGAGATCAGCGCAGGCAGCCGGGATTCTTCATCCAGGACCCCACCCGCATCGTGCTGCCCGGTATCGTCGATCGGGCCTACACGCTCCAGCTGGAAGGGTTCCGCACCCCGCTGATACCCATCACGGCCGACAGCGATCCCGAGAGCACGACGCCGGAGATCGCTGCCGTGCACCACCGGTTCCTCGTGCACTGGGTGCTTCATCGCGCCTACAGCAAGCCCGACAGCGAGGTCTACAACCCCCAGAAGGCAGTCACGGCGCTCGCTGCGTTCGAGCAGTACTTCGGACTTCGCCCAGACGCTGATCTGCGCAGGGACGAGCGCGCGGATCGACCGCATCACAACTTCGCCTGGTGGTGAGCCCACGCCTGCGCGGGGCGCGATGGACCACCCACTAAGGTTCGACGCATGTGGGAGCGCCGGGAACACTCCCGGCCATGCGCTCCATCAATCTCGGCTCCTTGGCCCCCGGCGTGAACAATCGGCTGCCGCCAACGCAGCTCGGGCGCACGCTGCCGGATCGCTCGAAGGCGACGTTCCTGTCGGCTGGGGAGAACATCGACCTCAACGGGCGCGGATACCTGCAGCGCCGCCGCGGCACCACGCTCGCGCTCTCCGGCGCCTCCGCGCACTCGGTATGGGGCGATGACACCGAGGGCTACTGCGCGATCGGCAATGACCTGCTGCATCTGGCGCCCACGCCATCCGGCCTGACGCCCACCAGCGTGCTGTCCGGCTTGCCCGAGATGGCGCCCATCAGCTACCAGCGCATGCCCGACGGCGACGTGGTCTGGTCGAACGGCCAGCGCATCGGGCGGCTGCGCGGCACCACCGCACTGCTCCTGGCCACGCCGCGGCCTGTCGTCGTGCCCACGGTGTCCGCCATCGCCGGCGCGCTGCCGGCCGGGCGCTATCAGGTCGCCTTCACCGAGTCGGGCCCGCTGGGCGAGTCCGGCTCGACGCCGCCCGTGGCGCTGACACTGCCGGCGAACAGCGGCATCCGCATCACCGGCCTCGGTGCCGACACCGTGGTCTACATGACCGGGCCCAACGGCGAGGTCTTCAACGCCACGGCCACGGACGGTGGCGACATCGTGGCGCTGACCAACACCGGGCCCGAGCTGCGCTCGCTGCTGCTGGCCGACATGCCGCCGGGCTCGATCGTGCGGCACTACAAGGGCTCGCTGCTGGTGGCCGCCGGCACCGCGCTGCTGATCTCCGAGCCGTACTACTACGGCCAGTTTTCCCCCTCGAAGGGGTTTATTCCGTTCCCGGCGCCGATCACCGTGGTGCAGCCCTGCGAAACCGGCGTCTTCGTCTGTGCCGACCGCACCTACTGGCTCGCCGGTGGGCTGCTCGACACCGCGCCCGTCGTGGTGCTGCCCTATGGCGGCCTGCAGGGCTCCGGCGGCGAGGTGCCGACGCCGGACGGGCAGGGCACGCAGCAGGCGTTCTGGCTGTCGCCGCGCGGCCTCGTGATCGGCACACCCGATGGCTCGGCCACCAATGTGCAGGAGAACGCCCTGAAGTTCGGGCCCGCGCGCGCCGGCGCCACGCTGTTCCGCGAGCAGGACGGCGCCCACCACATCCTCTGCGCCCGCCAGGAGCCGGCCCGGCCCATCGGCGCGGCGCAGGGGTCTTTCGCAGTCGAAACCATCGTCAAGGAAACCGACCTATGAACCACCAGAAAGCTGGCGTGCTCTACCGCGCGCTGTCGTGGAGCCCGGATGGCCGGCTGCTCGCTGAAGATCCGCCGCGCCTGAACCGCGTCCCCATGGAAGGGCTCAACTTCCTGCTGGGCCTGGCCTTCAAGAGTGTGACCCAGGTGCCGACCTGGTACATCGGCCTCTACGAGGGCGACTACACGCCCGACGGCGGCGAGACCGCGGCGACCATCGCCGGCCTCGCCACCGAGTGCACGGCCTACACCGGCTCCCGCAAGGAATTTGACGAGGGCGCCGTATCCGGCGGCTCGGTCAGCAACGCGGCCAGCTTGTCGGAATTCGTCTTCACCGCCGACAAGACGGTGATGGGCGCCTTCATGGTGTCGGCCTCGGCCAAGGGCAGCACCGCGGGCGTGCTGCTCAGCGTGGTGCGCTTCGCATCGCCCAAGGTGCAGGCCAATGGCTCGAAGCTGCAGATCTTCGCGGGCCCGACCGCAACCCCCACCCCCTGAAAGGAACCGCCGTGCTCAAACTCTCCACTGGCCTGCGCAACTACATGCTCGACTCCGGCTCGCTCAAGGCAGCGATGGCCGG